GTATCTGTTTGTACGTCATAAAAACGTTTCTGTTCTTCTGTTGAAAAAATAAACCTATTTAACTTAGTAGAACCATATTCGTTAATAGCAACTCTTACGTTGTCAAAAACTTTAGCTAACTCACCTTGATCACTTACAGTTACAGTTAAACTTGTTTTAGCGTCTTGACCATAATAGTTAGCGTGTAGTGTATTCTGACCATGCACAAAAAATTGCTTACCTACTATATCAGCTTGTTCAGTAATAATAAACTTATTATGCGAAATATAAAAGTTTGGTTTAAACGAATGAAATTGAGTAAATGAACCAATGTATTCAGAAAAAACTACTGTTGCTCTAAATGGCGTTATTTTGCTCTTATCGGGCAATAAAGTAAACTGCCATGTATCAGTACCAGAATCTCTGTAAAAAATATAGTTTTCATTTGGTTGCATTTGTACTAAACCTGTAATAACGTTATTGTTATTTTGATTTACATACATTGGGTTAGCACCCGCTTTTAAAGAAACGTACTGTATAATGTTATAGTTGTTACCCGATAAAGTTTCTCCTACGGGTAAAATAACACCGTTACCTGCAGTACTTACACCAGTCCAATTAATAAATACAGTTTCATTGTTATCGTAATACGTAGGCTCGTCAAGTATATCAGAAGAAATAGTTATGTCTATTCCTAACGTAAGGTATTCATCACGATTAAACGTAAATAATACCTCTCTGTCTTTTGAGTTCCATGCGCCAGATATACCGTTATTTAAAACAGGATTGTCTTTGTTTAAAAAGAAACTAGATTCTCTCTCAAAGTATGAGTGCATTCCATTAATGTCAGATAAATACGCTAATCCGTCTTGAGCAAAACGCATAGCCTTACCGTTAAACACGTCAATCCAATACATTGCTTTTCCTGTGTTTACTAATGACCATTGGTTTTGATTACCTACCGAAGTAGATATATAATCAATACCGTCTAATGCAGGCCCTACACCAGTAGTAAGTGAACTTGTCGTTTCGCTTTCTAACGCGGCTCTATCAAACGCTCTTAGTCTACCAAACGCTGTTTCTTGTAAAGAATATATTTGGTTAAATAAAAATGTAGATGATGTAATTGCACCATGATTACCATTTATATCTTCAAAGCTATTTACTTCAAACTGTCGCCATGTATCAATAGGATCACCATAAAACTTATTTAATGTATGTCGCCACCTTACAGGATATTCATTTATATTTCTATATGGGAATGTTGGACTATTAAAAAAACTTATTAACTCAGCAAACGTTAATACATCGTTGTAGTTAAACTCTTCTATTAACTGACCAACACCAGCATTATAAAATAAACCAGTAGCAAAATCAGAACCACCTAAATCATTAGAAAAACCTAAAGTTTCCGCATAAGGTCTATGACCTACATTTGGGTACATAGGCTCTGTTATAGAAGCCGCTTGTCGCATTGTGTGATTTATTGTGCTTTCATAAGGAAATACAATTCCATAAGAAACATCATCACCACCTAAAGAAACATATTGTCCATATATTCTTAAAAAGCCGTAATAATCTAAATAACAATCTCCACCATAAACTTCTATATTATTATATAAATCTCCTGCGGCTTCAGGAAAATCTGCATTACCTATTGGTTGAAAATGACCTGTTGAATAAAATACAGATTGTTGTAATGAAGACACTGTTACACCTCCATAAGGATTTGCATTTTCTCTAACGTAATTTGCAATCAATGAACCTGCACCTGTATTTACAGCCAATGAACTTGTACCACCACTATAATTAAAAAATGGACTTACACAACTATTACCAGTAAAATTACCATGCTTGTATAATATAGAGTTAGGTTTACCCCAACCAGCATATGAAGTATTACCTGCAGTTCTTAAAGCTTCAGTAGAAGGAGATGCACTTGTTTCATACAGTACTTCATTTTCAAAATCTAATATACCTTCGTAATTAGGTATTGTTTGACCTAAACCAGCTATAATTTGATATTCAATGTTTTGTGTGTTTGAGCCATAAGCAGGGAAATAATTACCTACTGGAGTTTCGTGATAAGGATTGTAAGTTCTATACCATTTACTTATTACACATGGGCTTTTAGATAAAGCTGTTACAAAAGTCATGTGTGCGGCATTATGACCTCCTGTTGTATCTGCAGGCCATGCTGTATTTGGCTCTTTATAGCATGAACCAACAATTTTAAATTTATCGTTTGTTGTTACTGTTGGTATTGTTGTATTATCAAAATCATTATCAGGACAATAAAACATAGACTGATTAGGTCTTGATAAATACCTATTTGGTAGAGAACCATTATACTCATGTAAGTCAAATAGTATTCTTGACGCTTGTGGAGAAGTTGGTGTATTATCCCATCTATGATAACCTGTTAAATGAGGTCTTGTAATATTACTATCGTTTGCATCTATAACAGTAGGCAACATTAATCCTTGATTAATTATTTGAGCATCCCTTTCAGTACGAACAATAGAGAAACCACTTATCTTATCTTTAATAGGTGTTATATCTATACCGCTAACATCAATACCCATTATTCTCAAATGCGAATAATCAGTATCGTTATGTAATGGGTCGTTTTCTAATACAGGCACTCCAAGTAAAGGTGCGTGATTATAGTCGTTAGTTGTTGACGCGGCAATACCTAAATTAGCAGTTGTAACACCAGTAGTAGTTCCGTCTAATCTTAATCTATTCCAAGAGTATTCTGTATCGTATTGGTCTGGAAAAGTAAAGTCAGCTAAATGAAATGCAAAAAACGGATAGCCTAATTTATCATAAAATACTATTGCAAACCTATAAGTTTCACCTCTAAAGTAACCTGTGTATAAATGCTCAACTTGTGTTCCTTTGTAGTTTACGTAATCGTTAGTAACATTATAAGGCTCTTGTTGACCGTTATACATTTGCTTGTTAATGTTACCAGTAGCTACTAAGTTATCGTGCGTTAGAGGTTCTGTATTAGGCCCAAGACCTAATGTATCAGAACGCATATCTCTAAACTTTGGTGTAATAGCAAGTCCAGACAAAACGCTTTCTAATTCAGCAGAAGTTACTTGTAATAAATTTTCTACAATGTTACCATAATACAAAACACTGTCCTTCATGTCCAATGTTTTTGCAGCGGCAATACCTTGAAATCTTTGAGCAATAGTTTCGGCAATTATTGGCTCACCAACATTTGATGTATGATCAAATTGCATTGTAGTTGTTCCAGACACAACTGCTGAATCAGCAAATATATTTGACTCGTCTACAATCGAGTTTGTTTTAGAATATAAATAAGCTACTTGTATTCTATTGTATCTATCATCAACACCTTTAATCTCAATCTTGTTTCCTTTTCCAGTAGTTACACCACTACCTTCCATTTCATATAAATTCCAATTACTTGCATTTACATTGTCGGAAGTAACAAAGATTTTTTTAGTTGGTGTAGTCCAAGGTGTTGCATAACCATCTTCAGTAATAAGTCTATACGTATATTGATATACACCAGATAAAATATCACCGCCTATGGTTTCAACATATTTTATAATACCGATATTAAACTCAGCTTGACTATTTATACTATGTACAGACGTTGTTAATGCTGTATATGCAGTAACATCATTTCTAAGTAATGCAGTATTGTATTGCGCTGTAAATACTCTAGGAGGGTTAGAATTATCATTAACTCCGTCTACCCAATACACTCTAATAGTTTGATTGTTTTCGTATAGAAACCTAGCGCATATTTGATTTTCAGGATTAAAATTTAACTTTTCTGTTTGAGCAGTATCGTTAAATAATGTTTTGTAAGAACCATTACCTTCTGAATCTGTACCAAGCACACCTATTTCTGAAGCAGACAAATCTTCTCTAACAGAGAATATAAACTTAATATTACCATCACCTGCGTAACCAATTGGAACATATCTGTTTGCGTCAGCACCACCATTGGCATCTAAAGTAAAAGATAATGTATTACCGTTGTCTTCTACCCAATCAAGCGTACCACGTTTGTTAAACATCAACTTACCATTGATGTTATCTACCATTGAATATGCACTAACATTGGTTGGGTCGTAATCACGATTTAAACCTTTGCTAAAAATGTTTCTACTAATTTGCCCCATTAAAAGTATTTTTTATTAGGTAAAGGTAATAGTTGATTGTACATGTTTGCTAGATATTCAAGTTTTGCAGGACTAGGCATTTCGTCATTACCTCGTGCTTGAGCACACAAATAGTACCATCTTGTTTCTAACTCTTTATATACATGATGTGGTATTTTACCGTTGTAGTAATCTACTGACTTACAACGCCACATAAGATACTGTGATACAGCAAGTTCGTGGCTTTGAGCAATCAAAGGAAACCCTTCTTTGTCTATTGCCACACCTTGATAACTAATACCAATTTCTTTAATGTCTTTATTGTTTACGTAGATATATCTGTTTTTTAAAGTAAAAACTAAATTGTTACTTATGTTGTAACTATCTATTCCGTAATTATTTCCGTTAGCAGTATTTGTTTGCCTTGTATTAGCGTTATTTAGTTTAGACGCATATATTGTTGCCAAATGTACAGAACCTCCGTTAGCAACGTTCTTATCAAACATTGCAAAGTTTTTATCGCTAAACTCTATTTCTGTATCGTAATATTTTAAAGCAGAAAGTGTAATTAGATCATCTGGTATACACGCTTTCATGTTTTTTACAGGCAACAAACATTCTTTATGTATATACGAATTGTCTGTACCAATTAAGTTTTCAGCTTCAACAGACCATCTAGCAAAATCGTCTATATACTGATTAACGTTTTTTAAACCTAAGTTACCAGCAACGTTACCGATAACTCTTCTGATTGAAACTTTTTCGCTATTCATATTTTTTTCTATTCTGTAAAGTCAGCATACTCATAACCTCTATTGATTTGTTTCATCATTTTTTTAGTCTGAGTAGGACTTAGCTTTACGTTAATACTTTTCCATTTATCAGGTCTAAACCAATATAATTCATGCCAATAACCTTCTGTATAAAATTCATCAACATTTTCTGGCTTGTAATATCTTTGCTTTTTATTAGTTCGCTTTTTAATTATTCTTAAAGCTCCAAATTTATTCGGCAAAGTAAACTCAAAACCTTTCATTATATAGTCTACAATAAAACCCAAATAAGGTTTTACTACACTTCTAAACTCTCTAAACGTAATAGTACGTTTATTTAAATATGGTCTTTTAGCAAGTTCTCTTTCTATTTCTTCTATTGCATTATCGTAAACACCAATTAGTGTAATACGATTATTTTTATCCAATCTTTTGATTGTCTTTTCTTGCATTGTTTAATTCATCATTTACAGCCGCTTCACTAAATTGTAATTCTTTTTGTAGTATGTTAGATAAAACATACACGTAAAGATTAAGTGGTAGCGGATATTCACTTGTAGCGTCATCAAAACAAGCAGGTTTACAACCAGCTAATGCGTATTGGTCTACTTTTGTAGGGTCTTCAAATACACCTCTAATGTTTACATACTCTAATTCAGAATCTTTATCATTTAATTGAAAATACATATTATTTCCAATCATTGATACCCTTGTCATCATTTTTCCAAATTGAGTTGCCGCTTTAAAATAAGATACGTCAGCATTTCCTAAAATGAAAGGCTCTACCTTATCAATCTTCCCTACAAAAACTATTGCTCTATCTTTAGGAAAGTCCACAAACTTAGGAACTACTACTTTTTTTATTTTACATCCCCATTGTACAGAAGGGCAATCTGTATCAGTTGCATCTACTTCTACTAACGGTACAATACCTAAATCTTGTACCATTTGTGGGTGTATTTCTTTTCCGTAATTAGTAGTTTGTAAAATACCTTCAGAACGATAGTATCTAATCCAAAACTTAATTTGATTAATTGTTAAGCGATCATCGTCAGAATTACCTTGTCCACTTCTGGCTATATTTCTAATATTATATGCTAATTCGTTTAATGTTGCCATAGTTTCAAATTTAATGAAAAAAAGCTCGGCAAAACTGTCGAGCTTTTTTTTAAAATCACTATTGAGTTATTTCTTAAAAATTACTCTTAGATTGCATCAATAATTGCTTGCAAATCTGTTCTATAGTTTGCAGCACTTGCAAAAATCTTTAAGTGAGTAGCAACTTCACCTTTTGAATCAATAAACGGTTGTGCAACTTGTTCGTTGTAAGGTACTAATACAGTTGCATAAGATGCAGCTACTATATCGTCTGAAGGAATACCTGCGTCAGCTAAATCTGAAGGTTGACCTTCTGAATAAACTGTTTGAGTAGTAACTTCTGAAATAGTTCCTGATGCACTGTCAGTATATACAAACACTTCTAAACCTCTTTTGTCATCACCTTTTTGAGTAACCGTAACAACGCCTAATGCGTTACTTACGCTTTCAAAAGGATAGTCAATTAAACCAGCGTCAATTTCTCTTTGGATTTTTGCAACTAATGCTGCAGCAATGTCTGTTACAGTTGTAGCTCCAGTTTGAACATCTACTGTGTAAGTTTTTCTAAACTTTTGTCTTGTAGTAAGGTTAGAAGAAAAAGTTACTTTAATTTGCTCCCCTGCTAAATAAGTACCTGCGATAGTAATTTCTGAATCACCAGCAGAACCAACAGCAGCAGCAATGTTAATTGCAGTTGCGTGTACTAAAGACAGTTCAGGTACAGTAAATCCAGGTGCTAATGTTATTAAACCTCCTGCAGTTGATGGAGATATTTCTGATACGATTGCGATTGTTTTTCGTGCCATTTTTTTAAGTTTTTAATTATTGTTTTTTAAATAAAAATGAATTGAATTTTTTTGGCTTACCTCTGTGAAAGATAGGCTTAGAACTTTCCACTGGAACGTTCTTAATTGATTTAAGCGCATCATTATAAAGATTAGTCAATTCATCTAAAGTACCTTTAATCTTTCCTTTGTTAGCTCCACTAGCAAACGTTGGATATTCGATACCTTCTTTTTCAAATGCTTCTTGAGCTTGTTTTTTTGACTTAAACTTTTCCATGATATTATCTTTTATTTTCGTTTTCGCTTACAATTTCATTAGCCTGTGTTTGATATTGAATTTGACTTTCAACAGTACCCAACATTTTTCTTACAGCCAAATTAACAACTTCTTCGTGTACGCTATCAGGCAATTCACAATTAATGTTGTTAGCTGGGTTTGCAATATCATTTAACACGTCAACAGGTGTTTTTAAATACACTAAAGTTACATCAGTTGGCGTAGTGTCGCTAAGTATTCTTAATACGTCGCCTGTACCAACAATGTTTTCTTGTACATAGCCTAAATTAACATCAGTGTTTTTATTAAACGGATCATTTTGATTCTCTGCTTCATCATCCCACTGTATAGGTGATATTTTTCGAGAAACTAAATTACCGCAATTATCTGGTGTTGTACCTTTTAAAGCTAATGTATATCTAAAATCTGTTATTGCCGTTAAATCAACTTGCGCAACCGAACCTAAATTAACAGTTCTAACTATCGTATTTAGTTTTGCACGTACCTCTTCGTTTCTTTCAAACTCTCGATAATTAACATCAACAATTTGTTTTACGGAAAGGTTTATAAACATATCCTTTTCCTCAGCTGTAAACCAAGGAGCATTTGCTTTATCAATAAGCAAATCGGCTAGCTTGTGCATTTCTATAATAGTCATCTAATCTACTGCTTTTTCTAATTCGTTTGCAATGTCTTTGTTGTTTTTCAAAAACGTAACAGCACCATCAAAAGTAGTACCCATGTTTACAGAACCAAACATCATTCGATTCAATGAGTCAATTACAGTCTTTTGTGCTATTGCATTTCTTAAAAGGACTTTTATCGGATAATCTGGTGAATTATATTCTTCTAACAAAAACTCTGCATTGCTTTTACGCTTTGTGCTATCGTAGTTGTCAATAAACTCGTATAACTCCCTTTTAATCACATTAAAGCTACTATTAGGTCTAATGTTTATACCGAGTACCCTTACAAGTGAAATCAGTTCTTTATCCGTAGACTTTAGGATAATTGTTTCAGCTTTATTTTTAAACTCACGTTTATTAATAAAATCAACAGCACCTTCTTCTAAATTAACCAGTTTAATAACTGCTCTCGGACTGTTTACATAATGAGGATGATGTATTAGCTGACCGTATAACAGTCTATCATTCTCATTCTCAAGCCTTAACGTTTTCTTTTTAGTAATCTTTTCTACTCTTTCACTACCGTTTGAATCAACAAATGGTCGCCAAGTGTGATTACCAAAATCGTCTATTGAATTAAAACCTCTTACAGTGATAGTTCCAGTACGTTTAGGGTTAACTAAACGTACCTCAACTACACCTTTTATGGGTAATCCTTTTGTCAAATTCTTTACCTCTGCTTTTGCTAACTTTTCCATTTTCCTTTTCTTTAGTTAATTATTTACGCAAAAATTAATTGTCCACAAGATAATGGGTTTCTAACTACCATTCCTGACTCACAAAGTACTTCCATTGAGAAGCTATCTCTTGACGATACAGCCATCATCTGTGCTTGATTGAACGGGTCAACCATTCCAGGCAAGTACTTGATAATCATTGAACGGTCAATACCTCCTGCACCTTTGATTTTTCTTTCGATGTTAGAAACACCGTCAGTTTGTCCAAAGTTCAAGAATACCATTCTGAAAGACTCTTTCAAGTAACCAGACGCAGGGTCAATTTCAGTATGTAAGTTAGGGTCATCAAAGATAGGACAGTGAGCAAGAGTAAGTCTGCTTCCTAACGCATTGTACGTAGTAAAGTTAACTCCAATCTCCATTTCCATTCCTACTTTAGCATCATAGATTAAGTTTCCTGACGGATATACTAAATCTTTCATTGCTTTATGGAAAGCTACTTTTCCAGCAGTACCAGTGTAAACAATCCAATGAGAGTTCATCTCACCAGTGTTCAATGATAACTGTGCTAAGAAATCAGTAATTCTTTCTTCAGTTAAAGTACCGTTGTAAGTATCAACGTTAGCAGCGTCAATTTGCGCTAAAATACCATCACCAGAAATAATTGGTTTACCGTTGTTATCAAAAACTTTAGCGTTTCCGTTAACATCCATTGTTGATCTTGCATACCAATCGGAAACTTCTCTTTCATAAAGAAAATCTTCCTCCATGATTTTTTGCTCTGTAAAGAACCAAAGTCTTTCTCCGTTGTTCTCAATCCACGTAATATCAGTTAAAGCTGAACCTGTAATAGACTTTGCTTTTCTGCTGATAGTAGTGTAGTTTACATACCAATCAGGATATACTGAGTTTTCGTAACCTCTTTCAGAACCTTCTGTAAATGCAGAACCAGCACTGTTAACTGTTTTACCACCTACAAAGTTAGCGGCAGCAATAGTTGCAGTATCATCGTTAGTTTGCAATTTAGCAGAAAAAGTATAACCACCTGCACTTGCAACACCTTCTCCAATAATGATTGCTTGAGTTCCATCTTGGAATCTTACAACATCATTTGGGTTAATATAGTTCTCTTCTACTTCGAAAGTAAAGTTAGCGTTGTTTAAACCATTACCTGCAGATACACCTGTAAGAGTAGAAGGTCTGTTAGTACGACCTAATACCGCCCACTTAAACGAGTTATCTCCAATTAATTCTTCTTTTGCAAAACGAGACGTACCATCTACAAAGTAGTTCAAAGAATACTGTGGGTATTGTCTAATTAATGTTTTTGCAATTTCTGGATACTTTAATAAGTTAGTTACTAAAGCATTCGACTGTACGGTTTCTTTACCGTATGTTCCCTTATGAAACTTCATTTGCTTATAATTTTAAGTTTTAAATTTATTTATCTAGCCATAAACTTGCCAGGGTTAAACTCTCCGTCGCCTTTAGGGTCTGCAAACGTTCTAGAATTAGCGTTAACATCTGGGTTTCCAATTTGGTCTAAGACATCTTTTCTACCAATGTTAAAGCCTTTCGTTTGCATTGCCTTTAGAATAACTTCTTTGTTAGCCCAAAGCCATGCACAATCTGCTAATGATTTTTCTGTTTGAGTAATATCTTGTAAGAATTTTCCGCTAACAATATACTCTTGATGGTTTTCACGAATTTCGTTCATCTTTTCAGGAGTACTAGCTATTTTAAATCCAAACATTTCTTCTGTTGAATTTAAATAGTCGTTAAGGCTTTTAATAGATTCTTCACGATCCTTTTCTTGCTTTGCAGTCTGGTTTCGTTTTTCCTCTATAATAGCATCCCTTTCGGTAGCTATCGCCTTGTTTAATGTATTGCGGACTTTCTTTGCTTCAATATCAATCATGTCGTTATCCAACATTCTTTCTATTGCATTTTCTAATTCTACTCCTTCAAATCCATCAGCGATTAAACTTCGCTCGACAAGTTCTTTATCATCTAATTTAATAAGTTTTTCGAAATTATCAATCTTTTCATTCTTTTCAGGTAGATTTTTTCTTAATAATTCGTTTTCTTCCTGTAAGTTTTGATATATTTCTTTAAACTCTTCTTTTGTTTTTACTTCTAACCCAACTTCTTTAAAAAAATCTTCGTAGCTAGGTTCTGTACTTAACTGAGTATTTTCAGTATCAGTATTACTATTATCAACGTTAGTACTGTCAGACTGAGTGTTCTCTTGTTCCCCATTTTGTTTTAAATATTCTAAACCTTTATCCCAACTAAATTCTTCACTTTGAGAATCGTCAATCTTTTTGTCTTCTACGTTAGGTTGTTCAGTATTGTTATCTTCTGTTGTTTCTTCTTGTTTAACTTCTTCAAAAAAAGCATCTGGATTAAAACCAAATTCTACTTCTTCTGTTTTCTGCTCTTGCGCTTCAACAGGTGTTTCTTGAACATTTTCAGACTGAGTAGCGTCTGTTTCATTTACTTTTTCTTCTTCACTCATTGTTTATAGATTTATAAATTATTGTTTTCTTCTTCATTTTCTATTTGCTCTGCATTACCGCTGTCTTGCAACATCATTCGGTCAAGTTCGTTTTGTTGAGCTACACTTTGAGCATCCATATCAAACTCTTGCTCTTGGTCTAACTTACCTTGCTCTGCATTGATTTTCATTTCAGCAACTCTAATATCTGTTTCAGAATTAATCTTAGCAACTTCAATAGGCACTTGTATTTTTTGTGCGTCAATTTGATTTTTCTGTGCTTGTATCTCTTGCATAGATTGTTGGTTCTGCTGTTCTCTTTCTTGCATAACCTTAATACCTTCTGTAAGTATTTTTTCTACTTCTACGGCACTTTCTGCATTTAAAGCCTTCATAGTAGATAATGGGTCTAAACTTCCAGTAGAAGCCATTCTGTCCATCATGCTAAACATAGAGTTCTTTTTAGAAAGTTCTTTTGCAGAGTTTTCTACAAATATTCCTATTTCATCTAATGCGCTAGTCTTCTTCCATTGGAATACTTGAATACCCATATCTCCAAAGATATTCAACATTCTATCTGATTCAGCCCAACAGTATCTAAATAAGTTAGCGGCAGCGTTTAGTGTATCGCCAATTAATTCATAGTGTATATCAAATAAAGGCGCAGTAATAAGTGTTGATTGCATTACACTTCTTTCATTAACACCAACGGCATCACTTGATTTTGTTATACCTGCTCTACTTGCTGTAATACCTGTTAGTTGGTCAGCAGTTTGTTCAAGCATAATTTTTAAATTAATTAATTGCCCTACTGATTGCGATAAAGTTAAATCTACTTGTTGGAATTGATTGAAAGAACGTGTCTGCATTCCTTCTTCGTTAGTATTGATTACTGCTAAACCACTGTTCTTTAAATGATAAAGCACATCGTTTAGCTTCATACCTTTTGGTTTTTGAGCTACATCATATACTAAAGCCTTACCACCTGAACGTGCTAATGCTAGTTCTATGTGATAATTTACTATATTGTAAAGCAACTGTATGTTTTTTAAACTGTCTACAATAGATAAGGTAGACTGGTTAAAAGCATTTCTAATAACACCAAAGAAACTTAGCTTACAATTTGCATAGTTGTCTTCAAACCTAATAATATTCGGTTTTCT